CAAATATGAAAACTGATGATGAAGTCCAGAATGGTATTAAGAAGATTTTAAGAAACGTGAGACTAGTTAGAGTTAGTATTCCAGGTTCAGATACAATGATTGGTACTTACATTCTTGGTTTAGCAGGTGATTTTGCGTTAATTAATACTCATTGTTTTAGAGGATCTACCGATGAAAATATCTTATTGGGTGTCTGTGAGACAGGAGTAGCAAATAATAAAGATGAGAAATATCGATATACCTATATCTCAAGTTCTTTGAGAAGAGATTTGGGAGGAGACATTACTTTGGTTCGTTTACCTTCTAATTGTTTCATCAATATCTTAGATAAGCATTGTGCTAAGGACATGATTTATCCTAATTCTGCAGATGCTTATATTGCTCATCATTTTACTAAGGCATATCACCATCCAGAAGAAATTACTATTGATGATAAGGAATATATTACTCATGCAACACATTATTTTGATTATGAGTTTCCAGATCATAAAGATGGTGTTTGTGGATTACCTTTAATTATTCAAAAAGATGCTGGTTTTTGTGTAGTTGCTATCCATGGAGCTGGACAAAAACGAGGTATTAATGGAATTGCTTGGCCTGTAGATTTTAACCAAGTTCGATCTGCTATGGATGATATTATTGGAAAATCTGAAATGATGCCCATTGCTTCTGAGTGTGAAGTGATTATGGACTTAGAAGAACCAAGCTCTAAATCTGCATTTCGTTATGTTGAATTACATGGTTTAACTTACTTTGGCAAAGTCAAAGGAGAAGTTATGGTTCATAATAAATCAAAATTGAGGAGATCACCATTATTTAATGATGGAACTTTGGATAATATGATGTGGGAGAATTTGAATTTTATTCCTACAGAAAAATTCAATGTTCCTATGATGGAGCCTTGTAAGCGAAATGGTGAGTATATTTCTCCATGGTTAGTAGGACTCCAAAAGATGAATAAGCAAAATCATCCAATTTCCTTTGAGATTTTGAAACGTTGTGTTTTTGAGTTTGTCGATCACATTGTTGATGGTTTACATTCTAGAGGAATTATGAGTTGGAATCCTGCTACATTTGAAGATGTTGTTAATGGTGCTCAAGATAATGATTTTTGGAGAAGAATCAATGCTTCCACTAGTGGAGGTTTTGGTTATAAAGGTAAGAAAGGAAAATATATCCCAATCGTTGATGAGTTACATGGAAGAGTTATTCGAGAACCAATATCTGATCTTAAGATGAAAATCAATCAGATGTTGGATAGATATGAACGTG